CCGAGTCAGCATACACGCATTGCAGACCTTTGCTACCTTGCCCTGCATGAACTTGATCTTCACGCCGAGGGTGAATACTGGCACACAGCAAGTGACCGCAGGAACCTGCTGAAGTTTTGCCAGAAGTGGGGATCGCAGGCAGAGGATGGCATCGACTATGTGGCCGAGTCGCAACTGCAGTTTGATCTCGGCAAACAACATCGCCGGCCTTCTTAATTCATTCATACAACCACCCCAGATAGAGGAGTTGATCATGTCCAAGTTCGTAGCTTACTACCGTGTCAGTACAGACCGCCAGGGCCAGTCAGGCCTTGGCCTTGAGGCCCAGCGTGATGCCGTGGCCCGTCACATCGGCCAGGCTGAGTTGCTGGCCGAGTTCACCGAGGTCGAGTCTGGCCGCAAGAATGATCGTGTTCAGCTTGCTGCCGCACTGGCCAAGGCCAAGTCCACCAAGGCCACCCTGGTCATTGCCAAGCTGGACAGGCTGGCTCGCAATGTCCACTTCATCACCGGCCTGCTTGAGTCCGGCGTCAACTTTGTGTGCGCGGATATGCCCGAAGCTGACCGCACATTCCTGCAGATGGCCGCCGTGTTTGCCGAGTGGGAGGCCCGGAAGATCTCTGACCGCACCAAGGCCGCCCTGCAGGCAGCCAAGGCCCGTGGCCAGGTGCTGGGCAGCCCCACCCTGGCGGCCGCTGGCGCCATTGGCGTCCAGCAGATCAAGGCCAAGGCCGCTGCCTATGCCGAGCGCATTGGCCCGGTGGTCAAAGACATCATTGCCAAGTCTGGCGCCAGCACACTGCGCGACATTGCCCAGGTGCTGACTGCCCGTTGCGTCGAGACACCCCGCGGTGGCCAGGTCTGGCACCCCAGCCAGGTGTCCAATCTGCTTGCCCGTATTTAACCAGGAGATAAAGTATATGAAAGCAACAGTAGCACAAGCCAAACGCCTCGGCGCAGGACGCGATGGATTGGCAGGGTTTAAGCACAGACTGATGGACTACCTCGAAATTCCTAGAGATCAATTTGACAAATGGGATGTGCCAATCGAATGGATAAACGCATTCTTAAAAGTCAACAACAGACCGCCTATCAAGCCACGACATCAAGCCACCATTGCCAAAGCAACAGGAGAAACAGCATGAAAAAACAAGTCCCATACAACACCGGCAAGGTGGAGATTGGCAAGGAATACAACCCGCCGCAGCGGGTTGAGATGAGCGACTCCATGCTGCTGCTGCAGCGCGCCTTGCTGGAAGACAAGGTCAAGCGCCGCTCAGAGGCCGCTGCAGATTTTGCCCTGTACATCGTGGCCGCCATTGCCGTGATTGTTGTGGTGCTGACATGGAGATGACCGGCAAGCTTATCAGGGACACACAGTTGTCCCTCTTCGAGGCCAGGGATGCAGTCTTCCTGGCTAGGTGCAGGGTCATTGCGGCCGACATCTGCAGACACCAAGGATCGGTTAGCATTAACGAAGTACGCCAGCAAGTGGAGATCCCTGCAGGGATGCACCCCAGTGTGCTGGGCGCCGTCTTCAAGTCAAAAAAATTCAAGGCCGTAGGATTCACCGAGGCCACCCATCCCCAGGCCCACGCCCGTGTGGTCAGGGTTTATCAACTGACCAACTTAGGAGAAACCAATGGTCAATAAAGTCACACCCGACACCATGCTGTCGGCATCCCGTCTGCCCAGTGTCATGGGCATCAGCAAGTACCGCACTGCCAATGATGAGTTGGAAGTCTCGATTGCCGCAGCCAAGGGCATCGAGTCCGACTTTGAGGGCAACGAAGCCATGGATTGGGGCAACCAGTTGGAGCCGCTCATTCTGCGAGAGGCGGCCGCCAGGCTTGAATTGGCAGACCTGGTGACCGAGCATCCGGTTGCCAAGTTCCACGCCACCTTGCCCCTTTGCTGCAGCCTGGATGGCACCGGAGATGGGCTGGGCCGGGTCTACACCACTGACCCCGACAAGGGCATCTATGTGGTTGGCCAGGACAGCATCACGCTTGAGGGTGTAGGTGCCATCGAGGCCAAGCTGACCGGCATGGATGTGGAGGATGTGCCGCCCCTGTGGCGCGGCCCCATTCAACTGCAGGCACAGATGGACATCATTGGTGCCAAGTGGGGCGCTGTCTGCACCCTGTACCGCGGCACCACCTTGAGGATCTTCCTGTTTGCACCGCACCAGGCTACCCTTACCAAGATTGCCGAGGTGGCCACCGACTTCCAACGCAGGCTGGATGTCTGGAAGGAGTCCGGCATTGTGGACTACTACCCACCCCAAGAGGGCGAGCGGTGGACTGATGGCCGGGGTGCCTACCCTGTTGTCGAGAACCCAATCGAGTTGGACAAGGATGCTGCAGACTTTGCCGACAAGGTCATGGACACCAGGGCCAAGATGAAGGATCTGCAGGCAGACCTGGACATCTTTGAAGACGCACTCAAGCGCAAGATGGGTGACCACCAGGTTGGCATTGCCGGCCAATGGCGCATCACCTGGCCAACTCGTAGCTACAAGGCCCAGCCGGCCAAGACCGTGCCAGCCAAAGAGGCCTACACCATTCGCCAATCCACACTCACTATCAAGGAATCAAAATGAGCAACATCACCAGCACCAAGGGTTTCGCACCGGCCACCCTCACCGAGGCCGTGCAGTTCAGCCAGATGCTGGCAGAGTCAAGCATGGTTCCCAAGGCATATCAGGGTAAACCCCAAGACATTCTTGTCTGCGTTCAGTGGGGCTATGAGATGGGCCTGGCCCCCATGCAGGCCCTGCAGAACATCGCGGTCATTAACGGCAAGCCGTCGGTCTATGGTGACGCGGCATTGGCCCTGGTGCAGGCCAGCCCCATCTGCGAAGATGTCGAGGAGTTCTTTGAGAATGAAGGGTCACCCAATCCGGTAGCGGTTTGCGTGGCAAAGCGCAAAAGCCGCAAGCCGGTGGTGGCCAAGTTCTCAGTCGAAGATGCCAAACGTGCTGGCCTGTGGGGCAAGCAAGGCCCGTGGACTGCCTACCCCAAGCGCATGATGCAGATGCGCGCCAGGGGATTTGCGCTGCGGGATGCGTTCCCGGACGTGCTGAAGGGTCTGATCACCGCCGAGGAGGCCCAGGACTACCCAGATGAGGCCAAGCCCCGCCCGGCCAAGGACATCACGCCACGCAACCCGCTGGACATGGTGGCCAAGCCTGCCATTGAGCGGACCAACAACCCAGTAGAAATTGAGGCCATGATGGCCGACACAGTCGAGGCCGTGGTAATGCCTGGCACAGAGGTGGTCAAGATCGAAGAGGTCGTGCAGCATCCAGAGCCTGTGGCCGAAGAGCCGTGGCAGCCAGAGCCGATTGCCGTGGGCGACGGGTTCGCTGTGTTTGTGCCAGGCAAGGACACGCCAAACAGCGTACACGCCACCCTCGAAGAGTGGCAAGACGCATACGAGGACGTTGCCGACAAGATCTTTAAGGCAGGCAAGCGGCCAGCCAGGGAGCGCATGACAATCCTCAAGGAATTCAAAGAGGCCAATCAGAAAACACTCGAGATGATTGACTCGGTCAAGCGTGTCAAGCACACCTCTGGTTATCAGTCTCGGCTGCGTTCATTGGGCGCGCAAAATGGTGTGTGAGTACATCCCCTGCAACTACCCTGTTGGCCAGTGCCTGGAACTGTGTGGCGAGCGGTTCTGGCCTGGTACTAATGTGGTCAAGTCCAAAGGCAATGCCTTTGACTGGCGAAATCAGGACAGGTCTGATCTGGATAGGTGGATGACCCATCTTGCTTATGTCAAAAGAGGAATGGAGAACGCCAGCAAGAAGGTGGACAAGAATGCTGGCCTGACTACCGCTGAGAATGTGCTGTTCAAAATGAACATCATTGCATTCAGTCGGGCAAAGGAGAAGAACACATGACACCATTGATACAAGAAGCGGTGCGATTGGCTCCAGAGCCTGAAACGGCAATGTGGTTTGATGTTGGGGTGATGGAACCATTGGCAGAATCAACCAGAACGCCTGTTGATGTGCTTTTGAATCTTCCTTTTAGACGAACTGGAATTGCTGGAGTGGATTCTAAGGGACGCAAATTCAGCCTATGGATGACTGCTGGTAAAGACAGCGTTACAACTGCTGGATGCACGATAAATCCAACTTCATTTTTTGCTCCATTTGCGTATATCAGAACAGATGATGGATTGCGGTACTACAACAACGACAAAGAAGTTACGCGACAGCAAATTGATCCGGTGCTGAGGATGGTCTGTGCCGTGTTAAATAAACTGTCTGCTGGCGGTACAGCATACCAAGCAACACCTAAAAAAACATTCATCAATCGCAAGCGAGCCGCCAAGGGGAAACCCGCCCTGTCGTTTGATTGGCACACCGTAGAAATAGAGCCTCCAAAACTTAAAAACGATTACCAAGGCGGCACACACGCAAGCCCCCGGAGGCATCAAGCAAGGGGTCATTGGAGAACATATAAATCAGGTAAGCGTGGATGGGTTAAAGAGTGCTGGAAAGGTGATGCCAGCAAAGGCACAGTTTTCAAAGATTATCAACTCAGGACTTGAATAGCTTCAAGCGTATGCTTGATGCGGTCTTGGAGGCCGATAGTGCCGCCGTTGATGATCTTCGTCAGGCGGCCCCATTCCTGCGCTTGTGCCGCTTCATTGCACTTGTGTGTAGACCAGAACCATCCTGCGGTCAGGGCCGCGTATTTGGGCGTTGCAACCAGGTCTGGATCTGCCCAGAAGTCAACTCCCAGAGCCTTGCCAGCATTGTAGTAGGCACTACTGCCAGTCAACTGAATCGCGCCTCTGCCGCGGAAGCGCCAGCCATCCCCACTTGCCTCATCTCGATTGCCCATACGATCACAGTAAACCTTGTTGGCGATCTTGCTAGGCTGACCCGCGTACTGATTGGCAATCTCTAGGGTTGGAAATCTCTTAGGCCACAACTTCATCAGGGTTGCGGCTCGATAATTCAGGTTCTCTGTCAGCACCTTGAAGTTGCCGCACTCATGTCCACATTGCCCGATAAATGCACCCTGTTGATTGATTGTGCTGATGTTGAATCTGGCAAAGGTTTCATTCAGCGGATCGACCCACTCAGCACTAATGTGTAGTCTCTGCAATTGCTCACTATTTACCATTTAAGGTCTCCCGCAGATTGTTATAAGCGTCGATACAGGCATTGAGTTGCTGTGTGTTCCTGTCGCCTTGCGCCACTATTTCTGCGATTGCTGCAAGGGTTGCTCGCTCGGCATCAGAAGTTTGGTCAGCCTGTCGGTCAGGTTCGCTTCTTGTTTCTTGCCGATCTCCGGAGGGAGGGGTGGGATTTGCGGCGGCTTGTACACAACTGGGGGCCGGGAGGCGCACCCGACCAGCAGCAATAGCGCGAGTAAGAGCAGACTGTTTTTGATTGATAACATCGTTAGCCTCCGAAAGTTTGCTTGCGGTTTGATTGATTTGCTCGGTCAGTTTCTGTTCCTTCTGACGCGATTCCTCATTCTTGATGGCAATCTCTGCCTGCATCTCGGCATCCCGCTGCGCCCATCCTTTGTGGTGGCCGACAAAATAGACCGTGACCGCTGTCACAATCGCGCCTAAAATGAGGTATGGATTAGGTAAACCAATCATGACTCACTCCTTGCCGCCGCTCTCTCACTCGCTATCTCATCGCGCTCCGGCGGTAAGTAGTCAACAGGTGTCGTTGGCGGTGGGCCAGGAGTCCACGATTCATCGAGCGGCGGGTTCACCCAGACAGGAAGCTGGCCAAATGGTTGTGTCGCAGGTGCTGACGATTGACCGGTTGCAACTGGTGCTGGTGAACTTGCAGTCTGAGGTGCGACTGGTGGATGTGATGGTGTGACTATATCGGCCACACTCTTGACCGCTCTCTTGGTCATAATCCCGCCGATGCCGCCGACGATCAGCAGCACGATGTCGTTGAGCATCTTGGTGTAGGCTTGGTCAATCGGGGCCATTGATTTGATTGGCTGAGTCACAAAGGTGACTGAGTAGAGCAGCATTGCCACGATGAACACAAGCACAAGTGTGACCATGACCACCACAAATGCCCAGACCCTGACCTCGATTTGGTCAGGCGAGAGGTAGTCTTTATTTATTTTCGGCGGGTTGTTGTCCAACTTGCTTCTCCAAAATGGGTGCAACTAGGTACTCAGGACATTGCTGGCTAAACAAACAGGCTGGCTTTTGGCAATCCGGTTTGTAAAAGTTCTTGGGATTCTGACATGGGTAGCGGTATCTGTCCTCGCATCCGGCAAGGATCAGGATAGTTGCAATCAGTAAGAATCTCATTTTACAAGGCCAACAATTCTCTCAGCGATTGGGGCTGCAAGTTCATCTGGAAGTCTAGGAAGCAAATCTAATAACCAGATCAACGCACAGCCATAACAGAAGAATTTGAACCATTTAGAAAAACCGTCCGTTATTTCTTTGCACAGCCATTTGCTCATCGCTTACCAAAGATGTAGAGCATAGAATCAATCACGCCCAGAATCAGCAAGAACAAAACCATCACCACAATGCCGACTGCAATGATGATCTTGTTCATCGCCCACATACCGCGTTGCTACAAAAGGTGATGGCCTCATACGCCGCCCACGATATGAAGATGCCAGCCACAATCACAATGCCAACCGCAAGAATGATCTGGTTGAGTTCTTCTTCTCTCCGCTTGCGCTTTGCCTCGGCAATGGCATCTTGCTTTGCGCCTTCAGCATCGGCAGCGTTCATCTCTGCCACCCGCTTCATGATGTTTTGCCAGATGTCCATGTTGTTGCTGGCAAAGAACAGACCTTGTAGTTCACGCTCAAAGTCAGCTTGTGCTTTAATGGCAAGTTCTAGTTCAATTGCCTTGCCCATGTTAGAGCCGCCTTTGCGCTTTGCTTCTCTGACTGCTTTGGTAGCCGTGGCCTTGGCATCAAAATACTTTCCGATCATCGGCCCCAGACTGGCAACATCGTCCACAGTCTTACTTGCCTTCTTAATTAAGGCAACTGCCGACTGTACTGCTGCTAGGGCGCTGACCGGATCGATCATATTCCGATCACTTTCTTGACGAACATTGCCGCCACTCCAGGGCCAAGAAACACCGCTGCAATGGTGATGTATAGCAGTATCTCAATGCGACTCATGCGTTTGCTGCCATCATCGAGTCGCTTCTCAATTGCCTCATAGCGTTTGGCGCAGACCGCCTCATGCACAGAGAACTTTGTGTCTAGGGATTCATCACTCATTTAGGAGCCTCTGGCATCTGCCAATTCTTCACCACATCCATCAACTGCTCAACAGTAGTGCAAGCATCAATGTCTGCCTTCACTGCTGTGGCTGTTGAGCGCACAGATGCTC